TCACGACAGCTCAAATCTTTATATTCAAAATCAACAATACAATAATGCCAACTTACAAAACTCAACAATTGGAGGTATAAATTTAAGTCCAGGAAATGGAACTTATCCTACAATTTTTTATCCATCAGGTCAAATAGTAAATAGTAATAAAGTTGAAGCTGATGCGGGGGCTACTTTTAACTGTTTAGGAACAGGGAGTTATGGTGTATATATCAATAAACCTAATAATAACAGTATCAATAATTACTACAATTTAGTCATACAAGGTAATTCATACACAAGTGCTATTACAATGCATTCACAGGTTTCTGGGTTAGTGTCAAACATCACTTTGGGCAGAACGAATTATCCCTTTACAAATGATGCTATGACAATCAGGCCGTATTCAACCGCGTCGCAGGATATATGGATTAATATTACAAACGATTATCAAGAGAGAAATGGTAAGGTCTTTATAGGACAAAATGGAACTGGTGGTTTTAGGGGGAGTGATGCCTTCATACAAAATCACAGTAATAACGCAAATGGTAAGTTATCAGGTATTTACTTCCAAACTGATACTGCAAACCAAGGTGTCACCGCTCCAGCACAATACATAGACTTTACGGGTCAAACATTCTTTAATCCTTACAGTTTAAGGTCGGGAAGTAATACACAAGCAGGTAGTGCTCTTTCAGTCCTTTATGGGTTTAAATCCCTACCACAAGTGGGAACAGTTTATACAACTTCAAGAGGGGCTGGTAATTATATACCTTGGATTAAAGGTGCTGTGAATAATGTCACTTATACAGTAGCGGGAGGAACTCAAAAGATACAATTAAGTGATGGGGGTAGTGTTAATGCTTCACCTTTTCAAACGGTTGCAGGGGCTCGTCAGTATAGTTTTAGGGCGGACTGGACTGGTGTATATGACCTTAGATGGAACTTGAATTTGTTCTGCACTGCAGCTACAAATTGTTTTATCTATGTATATGTTAATGGTGCTGTCGTTTCTACTTCTATAGCTTATATTACAGCTGGTAATTTTAGTTATTGTAATGGAACCAAGTTAATAACTGTTTCTACAGGTCAAGATGTTGATATGAGATTATTACCTGACGTTAATAGTGTGACTACAGGTAATAATTCTACTATTGACTGCATTTATCAAGGTTAATTTTTATTATCTTTATGTATTATAAAGATGTATAAGTTTTTATCGTATAATGATATTATGAAATATATGCCCCTAATCATAGCTCAAAAAGTTAGTGAAGTAGCACGTTCTAAGGGTCAATTCTTAGACCAATATAAGAAATATGGGTCTAATCTACCTGAAGAATGGATGATTAAGAGAGAGAACTTTATAAAGAGACATTTAGCTCAATATGAGAAGAACCCTACATTAAGGCGTCAGTTAGCTTTAATCGCATGGGGATACAAACCATAATTTTATTCTTTTTCTTTTATGTATAGTAAATGGATACAGAAGTAGTTAGTTGGTTATCGTTAGCTGTGGCTTGTGTGTTAGCCATAGAGAGAATATGTAAGAGAGTTAAACACTGTCAAAGCGCCTGCTGTCAGGTAGATATGGAAAGCTCAAGCCCTAAACATATAGAAGTTTCAAAAATTTAATTATTTTCTTTAGTAGTTAATAAATGGAAACTACAGACATAAGACAATCATTTATAGAACAGCTTCAAATTCAACTCGCTACTTTAGAGAAGAAAGTAGTTGAAGCTCAAAATGCTATAGTTGAATACAACCGTCAAATTCAGGCTGTGAAAGAACAAATAGGGGAATGAATATAGTGAATATCACCTGAAACGGACCCACGTTAAAAAGTAAAAAACTTTTATTTTTTTCTTTAGTAATAGTTAAAACAATGGGCTTTTTTGGAAATCTTCTGGGGCAAGCATTAGGTGGCGGAGCAGGTGGGCTCTTCGGACACCGTGATACAGGTGCACAAATCGGTGGAACTTTAGGTAATTTACTCCCTTTTCGTCGTGGGGGTAGAGTTGGTGTAGCAATGAGAGAGGCACCAGCTATGAGAAAAGGCGGAAAAGCTAAGAAAAGGGCAGAAAGTCCTAAACCAATGAGAAAAGGTGGTAAAGTGGGTAAAAGACCTACAACTAAGGGACCCTCAATGGATGCCTACATGCGCAAGTTAAGACAAATGCGTAAATAAATTTTTTATTATCTTTGTATATAATAAAAAATGGCTTCAATGTTTGAAAGACAATTCTTAGCTGGGCATATCAAAGACGGACATGCGCCACACAACTTCATCAATTTAGAGTTCAAAGCAGACGGTAGTAATAGACCTGCAGGTATGTTTGGTAATAGAAATATAGTAGCTCGTGCTCCTCTTCAAAGAGAAGATATGGTTGTTAGGGCTCAACATATGGCTCAATATCCACACAAACAAAATACCTTTTTATAGGGAGGTAGGGAAAAGTAGGGAGGGTAAATGGAAACATTTTTCTAATTCTATAAAATTTATTTATTTTTTTTCTACAAAATACTTTTTTTATTAAAATGTTGTCCCTAACCCTCCCTAAATCCCTAATCCTTAAAAATGGCTTAAAGATATAAATATTTTTATGTATAAGTATAATTTTTAAAAATTATTATTTTTTCTTTTTTTCTTGTGTTATTAATAAATGATTAATGTATTAGAAGAACCGATTACTGTCCCAATGAGAAGGGGCAGACCGCCTTTAGACCCTGAAGAAAGGGAGAGAAGATATAAGGATAGATTAGAGAAACAAAGACTATATCAAGCTAAAGTAAGGGAAGATAATCCTGATAGACTTAAAGCTATTAATAAAGCTTGTAGAGACCGTAATAAGGAAGAGTATAACGCACGTATGAGAATAGCTAATCGTAAATATAGGGCTAAGGTCAAAGCTCAAAAAGAATTATTGAATAGAGTGGTCCTAACCGTCTAATAACCTTATTAATGCAAGGTTATAATGTTTTACACAGGTGTGTAAATTGATTTTTTAATCTTATTTAAAGGATTAAAAAATGAAAAACTGATTATTTAAGAGTTAAAGATATAAATTTTTATTATTAAGATATAAATTTTGAAAATTTTATTTTTTATTTTTTTTCTTGTCCTATTAATAAAAGATGTCAAATAGTGAAATCATTCAAGAACAAGCAACTATCAACGCGAGACGCCCTTGGAATACCCCAGAACCGCTTCGTAAAGAAGTCGTGGACGCTCAAGCCCTAGCTTGGTGTTATCTTAACTTTGATAAACTTAGTGAAGCTGGTCTTATTAAGAAGATGAGAATAGGAACTTCTATTGTCACTAACGAAGTATATAAACAAGAACTCAAGAAATATTTAGAAAGCTTTAATCTTAAGAACTATCCTTTAGGAGAGAAAGATGTAGCTTACGAACAAGGTGCTCTTAGAGAAGGAAGATTTATGGCGAGAACCCCCTTATCATTACAAACCATATCTAGACAAATTAGACATACCATTAGTGTGGGTCATTTAAGGGACATTGACGCGGTCGCGGCGCACCCATCAATACTATACCATATCCTTAGACCTATCTATAATTTTGAGTTTGAAGCTTTGGGTCAATACTTAAGTAGTGATGAAGCTAAGAACAAGATTGTAGAAGACATACTTCAAGACAACCCAACATTTATTAAAAAGGAACAAGATGAAAATAAGAATTGGGTTGAGAAAGAAGTAGAGAATGATAAAGAGAAGGTAAAGCAGTCTATTTGTAGCGTTCTTAATGGTGGTGGTTATAGCTACTATAAAAAACCTACTCAATGGTATTGCGATTATTTCAATCAAGCTCAAGCAGTCTTATCTAAGATTGTAAAACAATTAGATGAAACTATCCCTGCTTATAGAGTTGATAGTGAAATGAAGAAAGGTAAGAACTATCACGCTATTAATGGGTCTATTGTTAATCATCTTCTTGTTGATTATGAGAATAGAATAGCTTACTATATGAGATTTGTCTTAGAAAGTAAGAAATTCAAGGTTGTGGCTTTAACGCATGACGGTTGTATGGTTAGAGAAGACGAGAAATTAGATACCCAAGTATTAAGGGATATTGAAAAGGTCTTTGAAGACAATAACTTGAAAGGTATCAAATTAAAGTATAAAGCTATGGATGAAGGCTTTACTATCCCTGAGAAAGAATTATCTGTTATTGATATAGACCATATAGTATTTGAAAAGACTATAGATTATGATAACTTTGGTATCATTAAAAAGACCCTTGGAGAAGGGGATAGTGGTCTTTCTAAACTCTTTCATCATAAAGTAAAGGATATTATTAAGACTGTTAGTATGGATGCTTTTGACGGTTATCGTTGGAACCCAAGAACCCGTTTATGGGACAAACAAACTAAAGAGTTCTTTACTAACTATATTACAGAAGTATTAGAACCTATAGCTAAACCTTACTTAAACATAGCTAAGAAAGCCTTAGATGAATGTGAAGAAAAAGAAGCTCTTAACAAATTAAAGGAAGAAGTAAAGACTTGGACCGCAGTTGTTAAATACATTCAATCTTCTAAAGGTTGTAAAGCCGTATGGGATAAAGCAAGAACCTTATTATACGATAAGACCTTTGTAGATACCCTTAACAATGTATCAAACGAATACCCTATGAGAGATGGTTTTAAAGTTGATTTAACTAACGGTAAAGTATCCCTTAGAACAAAAGCAGACTTTTGGGACTTTGAAAGTCCAGCTACTTATATAGAGGGGGAAACAGAAGATAAGACAAGAATATTCAAATATCTTAAGAGTGTATGTTGTGAAGCAGATGCAGAAGGTGAAGATATAGTTAGTGATGAGAATGCTGTCTTTACTAAATGGCTCTTTAAGTTATTTGGTTATTGTTTAACACGAGAAGTAGCAGATAGAAAGCTTTACATCTGTCACGGAAAAGGATGCAACAGTAAGTCCGTTATTATGGATATGATTAGTAATATTATGGTTCAAGACAAAGGTTATTCACCACTTAACAAAAAAGCTATCATTAAGAGAGATGATAAGAAGAGTGGAGCTAATCCTGAGTTAATGCCATTTCAATACTGTAGAATGGGGGCTGTTATAGAGACCGATGAGAAAGAGAAATTAGATGCTCCTACTATCAAATCTTTAACAGGTAATGATGCTATGAGAGTAAGAGATTTATACAAGAGTGAAATTACTATCAAACCAAAGGCTAAAATCTTCTTAATATCAAATCATAAACCAGAATTTGATAGTGAAGACCAAGCTATGAGAGACCGTATTGTATTCATCCCATTTTCACAGCGTTTCGTTAAGAACCCAGTCAATACTAAAAAAGTAGAAGATATGGTAGCTAATGATAAAGACCATTTCTTTAGTTTGATGGTTGATTATGGTATTCAATGGTGGGCTGATAAAGACTTGACACTCCCTAATGTATGTCAAGAAGCTACTACTCAATTCGTAGAAGATAACAGTGATATAGACCCTTGGATACAAGAAGAATTCATCTTCAATCCAACTAAAGAACAAGTAGAAGCACAAGAGAAACATTACAATACTAAAGAGAAGGGTCTTTACTCCTCTAAAGCATACGATAATTATTACGCATGGTGTGCAGAGAATGAGAAACCAAGTAGAAGCGTTGTAGAATGGAAGAAAGCCTTAGAACAAAGGGATTTCACCATTAAGAAATCTAACGGAGTCCCTATTATTAAGAAGGATAAGAAACATATCGTATTAAGGGCTTCACAACCTCAAGAAGAACAAGAAGAAGAAGATTTCTAAGTTTAACTTATATATTATTACTTTATTATACTAAAGTAATCATATCAATATAACACAAATGTGTTAGATATATTAAGATTTATATCAGGGAGTTAGGGAGGGTTAGGGACTAAATTTTAGTAAATAAAGTTTTTTGTAGAAAAAAAGTGATAAAATAATTAGAAATTAGAAAAATGTTGCCATTTACCCTCCCTACTTTTCCCTACCTCCCTGATATAAATTTAACGAATTATATCAAACTACCATCTTTGACTAAGTAAGGAACTGTATCTGCTCTGTGGTTTCTGTGGAAGAGTATCAAGGGTCTTATTGATTTCGTCTAATACTTGTTTTTTCTTTTCAACCCTTTTTCTAACGCGTCTAACCTCTGGTTCAGTCTCGCTCTCTGTAGGTTGCTCGTGCATGACAGGTTCATCTTCACTATCGCTACTATCATCTGTATCGTGCTTTAAAGGAACCTTTTTAGGGTATTTCTTAACTGATTTAACCCTTACAGGAATAACTTCTTTCTCCTCTATAACTCTCTCTTTCTCAACTTGTTTCTTAGTCTTGAATTGACCCGCTTCTTTAAGTTCTTTTAAGCGTTGTCTGCCAGCCTCTAAGTTCTTTAACATAGTAGCTTTTTGTTCTTCACTTAATTGACGGGGTTTTCTCCTTTGTTTCAATATAGCTTTCTCTTGACCCTTTGTTAAGGTTATATCTTTAAGTTCATCTGGTTTAACCTCTGTGATAGGCTTGTTCTTACTACCCTTAGGACGACCCGCTATTTTGACGGGAAGAACATCTTTGTTTTGTTCTAAAAATTTCTTGAAGGCTTCTTGTAATTGATTATTATCCATTGTCTTTAAAAGATAACAAAGAAAAAAATAAAATTAATAATATTTTCTTTCGTAATTAATAAAAATGTCATTAGATAGTATTAACAAATTTACAAAGACATCTATTAACGAAAAGTTCATTCATCCCGAAAAAATGCCAGCTCCGTTAATAAGCTTAGACCAGCTCAAATCATACTATGGTAATGTAGCCATACCTGCGGTTCAAGAAGACCTTAAACGAATTGAAGAGTTAGTAGCTCGCCCTAAGTATATACAATGTGGAAGTTGTAAAAGTGCCATTGATATGAGTGAATGTAAAGAAGGACCGACAGGAACTTATAAATACTGTAATGTATGTCAAAAAGACCCAGAATACTATGGGAAGACAATAGAAACAATGGAAGATTATGAACGCTTAAAAGCATTTCAACGCAACCAAAGAAGCGCTTCATTTGACAATAACTTAACTGACGAACAAGCTAACCTTAAATGTAATAACCCCAACTGTGATTGTAATTAAAATCTTTTATTATCTTTTGTATATAATAAAAGATGTCATCGTTATTAACCGTGTATAATTACTACTTGAATTCAAGAACAAGAACAAGTGGAGAAGCTAATAACTTTTCATTATCACTCCCCAATCCTATAGCTCTTAACGGTAAAATCCCCTCCGAGTTTCGTATCAAGATATTAAGTGCCGTAATCCCTTTCGCATGGAACCAAATCAATTCAAAGAATAATATAACATATTGGTCTATGACAAGGGGAACAACCTATTCAGGAACCTTTACAATGCCTTCTGGAAACTATAATGTATATACATTCGCAACAGCTTGGGTATTAGCCATAACAACAGCTATTCAAACAGCTTCTGGTTATACTCCTACAATAACAACAAGTTATGATGTAAATACTGATAAAATCACTTTCGCCTTATCTAACGATGCTACGGCTACTACAATAACCTTTCTTAATACTACAAACTATACCCAAGTTAATCTTTCTTTAGGGTTCACGTCAAGTTGGAGTTTATCTAATGCTATAGGGGCTACTACAACCTCTACTCAACAAGTCAATGTAAATCCAGCACGTAATGTGTATATACAAAGTGATACCCTTATTCAAAAGAATGCTTTTGATGCGTATGTCACACCTGTTAGAACTTCTAACATTATAGAAGTTATTCCTGTATATACCCTCCCAAATCAATATATCATCTTTCAACCCCCAAACCCAACTATATCCGTTATTAGTAATCCTATTATAGATGAAATCAGTCTTGCTTTAGGTGATGAGAGTTTAGATTACTACTTACAGGATTTCACCCTTAATTGGTCTTTACATATGGTTGTAGAAGAACATAGAACAGACCTTAGAAAAGACATTAACGGACCATCTATTGATATGGGACAGATACATTTAGATGCTAAAGCTGAAGCTAAAAGACAACAGTTAGAAGATGAAAGAACCAAAATAATAGAAAAGCTAAACAAAGAAAAAAACAAATTAATTTCTGCCCTTAATAGTAAAGATGCTACACAAAACAAACCAACACAAAAGCCATAAATTAATGGCTCAAAGATATGGCTATTCTACAGGCGGTTTCGTCCATAAATACGGTGCCCCTCCTATGTTTATGGATATGAATGACCCTTCATATACAGGGACACCTCCAATACATAAAATGAAGGATGGTGGAGTTGTTGTTGAAAAAGAAATGAAACCAAAACAAAATTATTTCCAACGCAGAAAGTAAAAAAAATTATTTTTTTTCTATTGTATTAGTAAAACAATGTTATCAGGTATCGTAAAAGAATATTCATTAGACGCAGCACATAATGGTGGTGAAAACGCTATTCCACGCTCAATCTTACCTCAAAGATTAGCTAAACCTGTCCCTTCAAGAAAAATCATTAAACAAATCCCTGCTATTTCAGGTTCAACAGCAGGACCATCCCAAACTTCCATCGTTAGAATTAATACTTCTAATGGTGCAGGTTTCGCTGTCTCTGGTTCCTTCTATTTATTATTTAAATTAGCAGTCACTCAAGCAGCAAATACTTGGGGTTTTTCAGGCTCAGTTCCAGATGCATCTGCTCTCATTAATCGTATGACCGTTTCCCAATCTTTACCTATTGAAGTCATCCAAAATTATAACAAATATGTCACTAACATCGTTAAACCATATGCAACTTCATCTACCAACTTAAATCAAGATTGTGTTTTATCAGGTGGTCAAGGTTCTAACAACTATCTCGCTAATGCTTACACTTCTACTTCTTCAGCTTTAACTGTAGCTCAAAATACTAACTTCGGTTATCAATCTACTGATGGTTCCACAGCAACTTTAACCTTCGCTGTCCCTATTGTTTCTGGTTTATTAAACTCTTCTTCTATGACTTATATCCCCCTTGAATTAATCAATCAAAATATTGATATTCAAATAGACTGGGCAACTGTCAATGATGCATTTTTCGCAGCAACAACAGCAGTCACTAACTACTCTATTTCTCAATTATCTTTAGTCTATGAAACAGTTCAAGTCTCCGAAGAATATGTTAATGAAGTTCGTAAGATGATGGCAGGCGGTAAATTATGGTCTATGCCAATCCAAACTTGTATCTCTACTCAAGTTGCTGATGCTTCAAGTATCTCTTATAACTTCTCAGTTAATTGTTCTTCTGTCTCCGCGTTCTTCGCTGGTAAAGTCTTAGCTGAAGGTCAAGGTTCTACTTTAACTTCTAAATACTTCTCCGCATCTACAGGCTCTTCTCCAAACGGTGATTATACTGATATTTCTAAAAGAGTTTTACTTGCGGATGGTGAACAAATATTACAAGTTCCTAATGTTAATACCGACGCTCAAATGTTGAAAGAAACTATTAGGGCTGTTTGTGCTAACACCTCCGACCCTAACTATTCCGTTCCATTCCAATCTTGGGGTAGATACGATTTAGCTGGTTCATACCGTGGTTCTTTTTATTGTAATGCTTTCAATTTACGCTCTTGGTCCGAAGATGATTTAGTCTTCTGTGGTCGTCCAGTCAGTTTATTAAATTATCAAAAAGATGATGCTAAAGCAAGGGCAACAGATACTTTATACTTCTTTACTATCGTTGATTACATCGTCTTAGTTGATGCTTCAGGAACTATATCTTTAGTTCGTTAAGAAACATCCCTATAAAATTTTTACTATACAAGTGTATAGTAGCCTAACTAATGTTAATTTATCAAATAAATTAAAATTATCTTTGTATTTAATAAAGAATGTCCTATACAGTCAAAGAGAGTAAATTAACTCAAAAACTTAAAAAATTAGACAATACAACTCCCCTCAGTGATGACCCGCTCCCTAAACGAAACGGTCTTATATGGGTTTTATGTGGTCGTAAAGGAAGCTCAAAAACGACCGTGCTAATGAACTCATTAAAGACCAAACAGTCGCATGGTGGTTATAAAGGGTTCTATCATAATATCTTTATATGTTCGCCATCTATGGAAAGGGATAAGAAGACCTCTAAGTTAGTAGATGAAATTAAGAAGGATGGAAACTTTTATGATACCATAAACAATAATGTCCTTAATGAGATTATAGAGAAGGTCAAAACCTTTAATGATGAATATGAAGAAGAAGAAGAAGGAGACCAATGTTATAACCTTCTTATCCTTGATGATTGTTTAAGCTTGCTCCCAAAGTCAAATACTAAGAATGCTGTCTTTAATAGTTTATGCCTTAACTGTCGTCATTTGAAATTATCAATCTTCATTACAGCTCAAAAACTCAAAGGTCTATCAACAGTGGTCCGTTCAAACACAGATATGATAAGTATGTTTAGAACCGACAATGAAACCGAGAAGAAAGACTTCTTAACAGAGTTCGCATGTCCTGAAGCTTTATATGACTTCTGCACTAAAGAACCCTATAGCTTCTGTCATATCACTTTTACTTCTGGTAAGCCCATATACTTTAAGAAGTTTGATAAAATAGAAGTATAATAATTATTATTTTTTTCTTTGTTAATAGTAAAATGATGAAACACGCAAAACAATATGAAAGCTTTCAAATTTATGTATCCTCAAGTGATAACACAGACCAAACAACTTATCAAATTGGTTTATCAGGTAAGTATAGACTTAAATTAAAAGGTATAGCAACCGTATTTTCTTCAGCCCCTACAGATATAACCATTGAATTAAGAAGCCCTCAATTAACTACTTCTAAAGGTAATTGTAGATACTTTAATTTAGTATATCCAGCAACTCGTAATGATAACTCCTTCGCTAAAGACTATGCTTTTGACCCTCAAGACTTTAATGGTTATATGAACTTACAAATAGTTGATAAATCAACCCTTGCAACACCAACTAACTTTACAGCTCAAGTATTAACATTTGAAGCCGAGAGAGTAATGGACTATCCTTACGAAATATAAAATTCTATTTTTTTATACACTCTGTATAATAAAGATGATACGACATATGGAACATAGACGCCCATTACAAACAGGGGGAAAGATGACCCGAGTAAAAGGTCATTTAACTAAATACGCTCAAACTCACGATACCATACCAGCTATACTTCAAGTAGGAGAAATGGTTATACCAAAGAAGTATGTCAAGCCTGTAGAGACCTTCTTAAAGATGCATCATATGCCTCTACCACTCCCTTAAAAATTTTATTATTATCTATTGTAATAATAAAATGCCTTATCATATAAGAAAGCTACCAAACAAACCATTATATAAAGTCTATGGAGAAGACGGAACTCCTCATTCAATGAAAGGTCTATCTAAAAAGAAGGCTGAAGCTCAACTAACAGCATTAAATATAGCTCATGCACGTAAGAAGGGATATATTAAATAATTAATTTTTTTATCTTCTATTATATTAAAGAATGCCGATTAAACGAATTAAAAAAGTAAAGAAAACCAAGGAGACTATTAAGACTGTCGCTAAGGCTAAAAAGAAAGGTCAAGCACAAGCACAAACCAACGTGCAAAAAGTATCCATTAGAATAGGGGGAGAACCTAAAGGTAAAAAAGAAGAACAAAGAAGTATAGTTGTAGCCCCTACTGTAGCTCCCGTCTTTCATACAAGAACAGGTTTAAGTGAAGCACACTTCATGCACCCTTATCCACAAGTTAAAACAGGTAATCCTGTATTAATGGAACAGGGTATTAAGAAAGAACAATATATCAATAATCATTCAGGTGTTGTCTTAGGGGGTAATCAACAACAAAGATTACTTACACCAAGTGATGTCTTCGCACACTCAATTCAACCTATAGCTAACTTCAGTCAAGTTAAACAACCATCTACATTAGATTTTCAAAAGTTAGAAGAAGAAGACCATAAAGACGGTGCTCCAGAACCAGAACAAATATTAGATGGTAATAACCCTGGGGCAATGCCTAACGGACAAAATCCAATAACAAGCTTCTTTAAACCTCATAAACCAGAAGTCCCTAAAGGAAAACCAGGACCTCGTAGTGAAGGGGCTAAAGGGAAACAGCACTACATAGACCTTATTAAAGACTGGAACCAACAACAAGAAGACATAGACCAAAAGGGTTTTACTATAAAGGGTAAAGGTATTGAAGAATTAAAAGCCTTTGTTAGAGATTATGGTCTTGAATAAACAGATTATAAACCAATTAATATAATCCAATTTCTATACACTTGTATAGAATTTATCCAACTTATATTATCTTACACTTGTAATATAATATACCATTAACCATTATATAGGATAACTCCCAAGGAATAAACAATTAAAAATTTTTAATATAGAATACTCCAAGGATTAACCACAATGATAGATAACATATATAAGGATATCAACAAATGGATTATATTACATAAGGATTATATACAAAGGATTATACTCTTTGTTTAATATTTTTATTTTTTTTCTTTTAGTATTATAAAATGAACGCCTCCTTATCAATGAAACAACAAGAGATTAAACAAGCCTTACAAGAGTTATATGAAGAACTTAACGGTTATGAAGAGTGTGAAGTTGAAGAACGCGGTGCTGTTATCAAACAGATACAAATATATGAAAGTATCCTTCAAGGTCTTCAATCTAACTTAGACAGACCCTTACAACATACCCTCGTTTATTTTGACAATTAAACAACTGTTGAAATATAAAATATTAAATTTTTTTCTTTATTCTATTATAAAGAAAAATGTCCGTAGAAGAACTCATTAAAAAGAACAGACCCCACTTATCAACCACAAGCGTTAGAACATATTGCTCCCTTATTAAGAACCTTGGTAAGAAGCTTGATATCAATCTTAACAACAAACACGATATCAAAACCCATCTATCTAAGATATTAGAAGACATGCACGGTCTTAATGCCCGTCAAAGAAAGACCACCTTATCAGCCTTAGTTGTCCTTATGAGTGATGGGACTGAAGATAATGAAGCTATTAATAAGATTAGAAGTATGATGATGAAAGATATCCAAACAACCAAAGATGAAGATAGAACCCAAACTATGACCGAGAAACAAAAAGCTTCTTGGATGGATTGGAACGCTATAATGAAGGTATATACAGATATGGAGAAAGCTGTAGCTCACTTATGGAAGAAAGAGACCTTGAATAAGAAAGAGTTCTTACAACTTCAAGACTATGTATTACTTAGTTGTTTAGTCTTAATACCACCAAGACGCTCATTAGATTATTGTGCCTTCAAGTTAAGGGATATAAATAAGAATGAAGACAACTATATGGATAAGAAAACATTTGTATTCAACAAGTATAAAACAGCCTCTGTATATAAGAAACAAGTTATTGATATCCCACCTAAACTCAAAAAGATTATAACCGATTGGACTAAGAAGAATACAAAACAATGGCTCTTATTAGATACAACATTAGACCAACCATTAACCCCTTCAAAGCTCACAAACAGGCTTTATAACTTGTTTGATAAAAAAGTATCTGTAAATCAACTTAGACATTCATATGTTAGTGATGTTGTATTAAAAGATATGCCAGCCTTAGAACAGCTTGATAAGACAGCTAAGGATATGGGTAATAGCACAGAGACCCAAATAACTCAATACAAGAAAGTTAAAAAATAAAATAATATCTTTCTTAGTTAATAAATGTTTAACGAGTTAGCTACTAAAATTAAATTAAGACAAGAAGCCCGTGATGTGTTCTATACACCCTTAAATCTGGCTCAAAAACACATTGAGACAACAATCCCTTTTACAGACGAGAATGATATATGGTTTGACCCTTTCAAAGGCGGGGGTGTATATTACGATAACTATCCTACTCAAAACAAGATATGGTGTGAGATAGAACAAGGGCGAGACTTCTTTGGCTTTACTGGTGCATGTGATGTTATATGTAGTAATCCCCCTTATTCTTGTATCAATCAAGTATTAGAGAAGTGTATAGAACTTCAACCTAAGGTTATATCCTTATTGATTGGTTCATATCATTTTAGCCCTAAGAGATTAGAAGTAATGGAACAAAATGGTTATGGTTGTGTTAAGGTTGTATTATTGAAAGTGCACGAATGGTTTGGTGCTACAACTATTTGTGTCTTTAAGAAGGGTGTAAATTCTGTGGTTGATTTTGATAGGACCATTTATAGAATAAAACCTAAAGTAGAAAAAAAGAAAAAAAACTAATACATTTTTAAATTAGAAATATTTTTGTATTAGTTTTTTTATAAATTTTAAAATTATTATCTTTTCATATAATAAATGAATAAGAGAGAAGATTTAATAGGCGAGAAGGTATTATGTGAATACTGTGGTAAGGGCTTAAAACCCTTCAAGACAAAGTTTGACTGGAAGAAAAGAAAGCTTCATAAGAAGTGCTACTTCATCAAGATGGAAGAAGACCGTATTAGATGGATTATTGAAGAGACTGTTAAGAGAGAGAGACAAGAAGCAGAAGCCGAGAGACAACGAGAAGAAGACCGTAAGAAAAGAGAAGCATCACGTAAAGAATGGGAGTTAAAGAAGATGGCTTTTGAATGCGGAGTTTATGACTTATAATTGAACCTTATATTAGTAAGGTTAATGAAGACTATACACTTGTATAATCAATATTTTCTTTTATTATATTTTGAATATAATAAAACAATGCTACGAACACGCAGAACAGCTTACAATCTTACACGCGTTAAATCAAGACCTAAACAACCTGAACCTTTTGCTCTTGGTGGTATCGTCCCAGACGAGTTTTTAGAACAATTTCCACCTAAGGTTAAATCATTCCTTAAATCACACGGGGATGAACCTGTCAATAGTATCAAGGTATGTAGAGAACCTATAAACAGCACTGTTATGGGAGTTATGAATACAATATCATTAGGGGCTTTAGAGAGGGTTAGAAGAAAGTTAGGAGTTGATACATTCTTTCATTTATATCTTCTTATAAACGATAAATACATTCTTGAAAAGAACCAAGTATTAGATTTTAGAACTGGTAGTCCTTCATCTAAGGCTACTTGTATCCCCATCAATTTTAGTAAAGAAATGAGTATTAATGAAATGGTTGATAACTGTCTTAAACGCATGGGGGCTCATAACTTCTTTACTTATAGTGCCTTTAACTTAAACTGTCAAAATTTCGTGAAGAATATGTTATCATCTAACGGTATAACACCGCCTACAAAATTCATTGATGCGAATATGGATGCTATATTGAAAGAAGTGCCTTGGTATCTTCCTAAAGTATCAAATATCATTACAGACCTTGCTGGTGCCCTTACTTTAGTAAAACAAAAGATTGGGTTCAAAGATGGGGGGATTGTAAGTATGGATATGAAGGACTACATAGACGAACATAGAAGATTAATTGATACTCTTCAAAAGCACGGATTAGATAAAGAAGCGGATTATCAACTACAAGAACTACGAGACCGTGGTATCAAATTATAATTCTTTTATTATTTTCTTTATGAGTTAATAAAAGAAGATGTCATTAAACAATCTAAACTTAAATAGCGTTTTCCCTTCTAACTTGAACGGGCTTTCAGTAATAACAACTTCAAACGGTGGTGGCTTACCCGTGACCGCAAATGTTCCTTTAATAGAGACTACTACTACGTCCGCTCAAAATGTTAAACTTTATGAGAGTTCAACAGACCTTATAAACTTTGGGACCTACAATAAGAGTTTATCGCTCGTTAATATATACGGGACAGGTGCTTACTTTCAAACGGGTTCTTTTACTAACTTAGGTTCAACTAATAGTAATTTAACTAATCTTGTATCTACTACCTTTACAGGCACAAATGCCTTTATTACAAATTTAAATACTACAAATATGACTGGCTCTAAGGCTACAATTACTAATCTTTCATCTACTACCTTTACAGGGACAAATGCTTACTTACAAAATGCTACAATAGGTAATTTAAGTATAGCGGGGGCTACTATCCCTTATTTAAATTATACCATAGCTACAGGGACAACTTCATATACAACAAACACAACAGCTACAAATTATTATAATAATGTCAGTTCTACTAATCCTATAATGTATAGTATAAATAACAATACTACAGTTAGTGCAAATGTGGGAGATATTACTCTTCGTCCCAATGGTTATTTAAATACTTCAAATCAGGCTAAAATTGACATCTTTGGAAGACTTACTGTGCCTTACATAACAGTAGCCGATGAAATTAGTAATAACATTTCAAACAGTCAAAAGATTACTACTGCTAACCTTGAAGTCAGTGGGGCTATGACAGGTTCAACTATAGCTACAACATCAACTATTAACGCAGGGGGTGTTTTATCAACTACTTCAGGTAAAATACAAAACGGTAATTCAACTTGGACTACTAATACTAATGATGTCTTTATCAACGCTAATACTAATACTGTATATCTTAGACCTAATGGAACATCTGCAACACCATCCGCAGGAGAATGTTATTTACTCACCAACGGAAACTTTAATTGTTCTACAGGGACATTAACAGCTTGGAATGGTTATTTTAATAATGGATTAAATGCTCCTAATGCTAATGTATCGGTATATGGTATAACAGCTTCACAAATCGTATCCAGTCCTAATTTTACAGGGGCTAACGCAAACTTTACTAACGCTTCAATAACTAACTTAACGGGGACTAATATAAGGGGTAATTTTAACGGTAATGTATCTGTAGCTAACCCTGATAAAATGTATTTCTATCAATTAGATAAAACAACCGAGTGCATGCGTATAGAACCAGCTTTTGGAACTCCTGCTTTATCTTGGTATAATGCAACATATGGGTCCCAATTACAGTTCTTTATGAATTGTTCTTCGTCAGGGGGTGCTTTTACTTGTAATCAAAACAACGCCACGGATTATACATATTCACCAGATGCTTTACATAATAATTTCTATACAACAAGAAGAGACGGTATTCAAACCACAACTATGAGTTTTATTAACGATACATCATTTCAATCAAGACCATTTTTATTTCAAAATAAAAACCAAAGTGCCTATGTTAAGGCATATGGTATTAACGGTTATAATAATGGGTTTGTTATAGGGGATACAGCTAATGAAAGATGGTTCATTTATAACAAAGCCAATACATCTACTCTTGCTATAAATAATAACTCAAGTGACCTTATAACTCTTACATCCTCATTAATGAATATCACCCCTGAAGTCAAGGTTCAAAATACTCTTAATGTTGGTGCACCTAACTTTGGTTCTAATGCTTTAATTAATTTAGGTTATACAGGGACATTAGGAGGCTCAACATTAAACACAAGAATGGGTTATATATATCACGACAGCTCAAATCTTTATATTCAAAATCAACAATACAATAA